CTATGAAGTTTATAGGTCCACCATTTACGTTTGGTTTGCAAGAACTGTCAAAGAACATAACTATAATGAGTCCTTTTTCTGCGATAGCTGTTGAAGATGCAGTCTATTGGATGGGTGTTGATACGTTTTATGTTTATGGTGGTGGTCAGACAGTACAACTTCCATGCACAGTTAAAGACAAAGTGTTTTTAGATTTTAACTTTGAAGAACGAGACAAGGTGCATGTAGGACTTAATTCTGAATTTAGTGAGATCTTGTGGTTTTATCCATCATCTGCTGGAACAGAAATAGATAAGTATGTTGCCTATAATTATTTAGAAAAAGTTTGGTACTATGGCACACTTGTAAGACAAGCATGGCTTGATAGAGGTATAAGAAACTTACCACAAGCTACAGGAGGACAATATCTATATAATCACGAAATAGGGTTTGATGATGATGGATCTGCTATGACATCATTTATTGAATCTTCAGCTATTGATATAGGAGAAGGTGATAAGTTCTTGTTTATAAAGCAAGTTATTCCAGATATTACGTTCAATGGATCTACGAGTGTTAACCCAGATGTATCGTTTACTATGAAAACGAGAAATAACCCTGGTGCTAACTTTAACGAAACAACTCAAGCTACAACACAAAGATCTGCAACCAGTCCAGTAGAACAGTTTACAGAAAAGTTAAATTATCGTTTACGAGGTAGGTCTTTTGCTTTAAGAATTGATTCCACATCACTGGGGACAAAATATAAATTAGGTACACCTAGAATAGACATAAGAACGGATGGTAGACGCTGATGTTAATAACCAGTATTCCTCAATATATTCAAGGTGTCACAAATGCAAAGTTAGATTTAACTACCACTGATTTAACTACGCTCTTTACTGTTCCCAGTGATGCCGATTTCAATGCCGCTGTTGTTAACTCCATATTAGTATCTGAAGATAGCGGTAATGCAGACACTATAACAGTTCAGCTTGTTAATGGCAGTGATACGTTTAGTTTGTTTAAAGTAAAAGCTGTAGGAGCTAACACAACAGTAGAATTACTTACAAAAGATCTGATACTACAAAGTGGCGAGATATTAAAAGTACAGGCAGCAACAGCCAATAGATTACATGTTGTAGCAAGTATTCAAGAGTTATCTAAGACAAGAGTAACAACAAGTGCGATAACTAGGATATAGTATTGAACAAACTTTTAAAATAGGGTAGACTTTGGAACATGGACCAAGCTCTTAAAAAAGAAGACATACCAGCAGGTGGTATTGCAGACTTTGTAATGACTGATGAGCAGATAGAGCTTTTAGAAGCTGAAGAGCTCAAAGAACAGTATGGTACAAGTGGTATTGCGCAGTTTTCTGACGTTGGTAAAAAGATGGCTAACTTTGGTCGTTACGGTGATGACACCGTGGCTCACGTTGAAACAGGTGAGCTCATCGTCCCACGGGCCTTGATTGATAGAAGCCCTGCCCTGAAAGAAAGCATATTTCAACATTTAAGAGAGCTAGGAGTAGAGGACCCTGAGAGATATGTAGTGGGTTCACAAGAAAACAGTATTAACCCAACAACAGGGTTACCAGAGTTTTTTTTAAAAAAGTTATTTAAAAAGGTAAGCAGAGGCGTAAGTAGTATTGCCAAAAGTGTAGGTAAGGCTTTGAAGAAAGCTGCGCCTGTTATTTTACCTCTTGCTTTAGCGGCCACACCATTAGGACCTATATATGGAGCTGCATTAGGTTCTGGTATAGGAACGCTTATAAGTGGCGGTAGCCCAGAAGATGCACTTAGAAATGCTGTCATAGCTGGCGCTAGTGGTGCTGTATATTCTGGTATTAGTGGGGGCACTGAAGGAATTAGTCAAGCTTTTGCAGATCCTGCAGGTAGATTTGGACAAACTGCCGCTGGAATAGGTCAAGGTAACTTTTTTGGAAGTTATAAAGCACCTACCACAAATTTAGCATCAACATCATCTGGAAGCATTGATAAAGTATCTGACTCTATATTAAACAAGCCTAGTCTTGGAGAAGATGGTAGATTATATCAAGTTAATGCAGATGGAAGAGTTGTTGATTTAGGCAGACCTGATGACGGCCTTATACAAGCCGCAGCAAAAAAAGAATCAGACCTTCTTCTTGCTCCGAAAACTAGATCTAATATAGCTCTTGATCCTATAAAAGGCATAGATCCAAGTCTTAGCGCAGAAGTTCCTAGAACAGGAGCCTTTGACAGTTTAAAACAAGGTGAGTATTTTGATGCCTTTACAGGTGGTCCAAAAGTGTCTGCGGCAGATGTTGCAAGAGCTAACAACATAGATATAACAAAACTTAAAACTACAGATGCTTTATATCAAGAACTTGTAAAAAAAGCAGCTGAGTTGAGTCCTGGATTTATGGGAACTTACGGACCTAGTTTAGCTTTGGCGGGCACGGTGGGTGCAGCCACAGGATTTTTTGATGCACCTGAACAAGAAGAATTAGAACGTGGAAGAACAGGTTTAGATGTTTATCAAGAAGATCCTGATAAATTTAAAGTAAAAGATGTAGCTGTAAGAGAACCTGAAGGTCCTTTTACAAGAGAAACTTCTTATGATTTTAATTATAATCCGTATATTTTTCCTAAAAATCCTTTTGTTCCACCTGTTTTCACTCAAAATGTAGCTCAAGGCGGAGAGATATTTCCTAGAAGAACAGGCGGCATAATGCCTGATGAAGGTATTCCTAACGAAGATAGTGTGAGAGCTATGTTAATGCCTGGAGAGTTTGTAATGACCACAGATGCTGTTAAAGGTTTAGGAAACGGAAACCTTAACAAAGGAATAAATAACATGTATAATGTTATGAGAAATCTAGAACAACGTGGAAGGGCGATGGCATAATGGCAACAGAAACCATCATACAACAGGTTGGTGAAACCCCTGAAATAGAAGCGTATCGTATTGGATTACTTGAATCTGCAAAAGAATTAGCTGACCAAGGCATAGATTTACCAGATCAAATGGTCGCACAGCTTACTGGTCTACAAAAAGCTGCTGCTACACAAGCAGAGGAAGGATTAGGAGCTTTTATTCCATATTTAGAATCTGCTGGTGAAACTTTAGGACAAGCTGGTCAAACTCTTGGAGGTGTAGAAGAAGCTTTACGAGCGGGTGCTGGTCCTGTAACAGATGAAATGCTCCAAAGATATATGAACCCTTATCAACAAGCTGTGTCAGATGAGATTAATAGAGCTTTTGACATGTCCTTGAATAAAGCAAGGGCTGGCGTGGTTGGTTCAGGCGCTTTTGGCGGCTCAAGAGGGCAAATAGCAACCTCCGAGGTTGATAGAAATAGAGCAGCTGCCTTAGCACAAGCGCAAGCACAAAACTTTTTACAAGCTCAAGGTGCTGCTGAAAGGGAGTTAGCAAGACAAACACAACTTGCACAAGGCATAGCAGGTCTTGCAGGACAACAGGGACAGCTTGGTTTGAGCCAAGCAGCTCTTGGAGAAACCATGCAAAATTTAGGTCAAAGAGATGTGCAAAGTGCTTTTCAGTTAGGTTCTTTATTACAAGCTCAAGATCAAGCAGAATTAGAGGCTGAGAGACAAAGTAAACTGTCGCAGATATACGAACCATATCAAAGATTAGGCTTTTTATCTGATATATACAGCAAAACACCTACGACACAACAAACTTTAACACAATCCACATCACCTAATGTGTCACCGTTTCAACAGTATCTAGGATTAGGTATTGCTGGTCTAGCGGCAGGTGCTGGAGCAAGACAAGCGGGGTTATTCGGATGATGAATAGAAGCGTAATGCAGCGGCAAATGTTCCGAGCAGGTGGAGCAGCTGTGCCTAATCAATTTAAGGGTTTTTCTAAATTGCCTGAAGAAGTGCAAATGAAGATGAACCCAGATCTAGCTAAAAAATATCAAGAGGGTGGCAGCGTACCTGCGAGTGGTATCATGGCCTCTTCTGCTGTAGACCCAAACATAGTTGGAAACATGGTGAGTCAAGCCAGTCAGGCAGGTTTCAGTGACCCAGAGATGGCACCTAATTTTGAAGCTATGATGGACAGCGTTACTGGAGATGAAAAAAGTACAGAAGAAAGAAGAGATGATTTGGCAACAATAGTTGGACAAGAAGATGCAAATCAAACGCCAGAGAGTGTTTTAACTTTGGTCACGCCAGTTGTTGAATTAGCTTTAGTTGATCA